TTATATTTTTATGCACTGTGTCCAAAATACTCTGACGACGTACAGCATGCAGTGGAGCATCCCGCCACCGTCAATATCCAGCCAGATGCCAACATGAATCGGATGGCGTGATTGGCGCATCAGCGCGATATCACCTTCCTGCGGTTTGTTTACGACATCCCAATTCGCGCGCTCCGGGTGAGCATTAATGGTTTTTATCAGCTGGCGCAGGTTGTTTTCCTGCACGGGGATAATGGTTAAATCGCGCCCATACAGGCGCTTATGGATTGCTACCACCAAACCCCAGCAGTCATATTCATCAGGGCCGTCACTCGCCACGACCCATGGCTTTCCAATATATTCAGTTGCCCAGTGTGTCATCAGGGCTCCTTATCTTGTTAGCCCTGCAAATCTGAGAGCATTGTATGTTTCCGATGGAAAGGCTTTATTTCCAACATCGAGCATGCGGGCTTTGCCTGTCACGCGGGAGGCATCGGCACTAACCTCTGTTAACACCAGCGTAAATGGAGGATCCATTTGTGGCCCTTCCAAATCATCAGACAAATACGGTCGATAGGTGATTTCGATCTTGTCCTGACTTTCGGCAGCACGATCCAAATGCGTCACAATCTCACGGCTGACATTATCCAGCGTGATGGAGATTTCCGGCACGGGCGCAGTATCAACAGGCGGTAATTCCAGATCAAACCCCATGGCGATAAATTCCACCATCTCTCCGGCATTTAATGGCGCAGTCGCTTCCATGCGGGCAGTTAGGTTTTGATTATCCCGCACCACCCGAATGGCCATCGGTTGATCTTCATCATCAATAAAGGAAGGATGGCGAAGTTCCAGCGTGTGTAAAATCACGACATCACTGGGCGCAGAGGCATAGGCCTCGCGCAAAGCTTCTGATAAGGCATTATTCGGCATGAGGTTCATCCTCCCATGCTTTATCGGTCAGGTAATCCACCGCCACACCATTCAAGAATGAAGATTCAATCTCGTTTGAGCGCTGACGTAACACTTGCACCTGTGTCAGCAAATCTTGTGCTTTGGTGAGGCGTTCATCTTCTTCGCCGCTCAAATCTGTACGCCCGCCGAGAAGATACAGATCGGCCAGCGCATTTTGCTGTTTCCATACAGGAGCGATCTTGGTGATACGCCGTCCAGCTTCTTCCTTGATCTGACGGATGATCTGACTGTTTGAAAAAATATCATCCAGCTCACTTTCACTTACGGTCTTGCCACCCGATGGTGGGGTTACATCCGCAGCAAAGGCGTAATAATGACGACCATTAACATTAGCCAGATGGATGGGCGCGATTTCACTTTCAGCGAAGTTTGGCGCACGGGTTTGTAAATAAGATTTCAAATTCATAAAAGCCTCCTAGAAAATTACGTTTTTGAGAGTTTTGACATCATGAAGATTGCCGCTTTGCGTTCCAGTCTCGCCATAGGAATTATTCTCCCCGCAGGCATCAACACGGCCATCGTCATATAAAACGCCAAGCCCCCATGCAGATGTACCTTGTCCAAAGCAGTCCCAATCTTCGATAATTCCAGACTGACCAAGAACACGTTGAAATGTGTTGTTTGTCCCTGCTGTGGAGTTAATGCCGATATTGGCATTGCCTGAATATCCCGCCGCCCATAGCTCATCGCCAGATTGGATAATCACACCTTCATAGCTTGCGCCGCCACCGACACGAACGCGGGACACATCACCTTGAAAGCTGCCACCCGGTTTAAAGGGTGAGAGCTGATTGGTCGTGTTCCCAGTACCCAGCTGGCCGTAACCATTATTGCCCCAAAGATAAACTTCGCCCTGATCGGTGATCCCACCAGAGGATGGATAGCGCCCATCGCCTGCAAAAATATCAACAAAACTGTCACTGTGACTGTGACTGATTTGTGAGAAGCTGGTGCGATTGGTTGTGTCGCCATGACCGAGCTGACCGTAGCCGTTATATCCAGCGCTCCAGATTGAACCATCTGACAGCAAGACCAACCCATGCCCCGTTGGACTTGCACCATCGGTGCGATACCCACATGAGGCAACGGCTTTGACAGCTGTATTAATGGAGGCGTGTAATATTGGCGTTTGACGGTTGGTTGTATCTCCCAACCCTAGCTGACCTTGTGCATTATACCCCCAAACCCATAATGCACCATTATCCTGAACGGCATATACCGTATGAGGAAGGCCAGATACAGACACATCGACAATATCCACCAGCGAGCCACATCGCACAGGCGTATATTGATGCGCGGATGTGCCGTTTCCTAAATTGCCGTTGCTGTTATGACCGCATGAATAAACACGCCCATCTGTTGTTAAAAAGTAAGCGCAAGCATGATCATAATAATTCGGGCGACCGGGGATGATGTTTGCGATCTGAATATTGTTTTGAACAAAAAATTCAATTCTTTTGGCCACCGCACGATTGACCGTATCGCCATGGCCAAGCTGGCCGTAATTGTTATACCCCCAAGACCAAACCTCACCATCGGCGGTGAGAGCGTAATGCTGCATGCCACCTGAAAACACATCGACAAAACGGATGTCGGGATTTTCGGTCGCCACGCGATTTGGTAGATAAATATGCGAGCCGTTCGGATCGCCATTGGAATAATTGCCACCATAACCGCAGGCTTTGATCGTGCCATCGGCCATGAGATAAACACGCGTGTACCAGCCGCCCAAACCATTGACCTTTGCCAGCTTCCAAACACGGCGGGATGGATCAAGCGACTGATCGCGCCATGCAGGCTGATTGCCGATCATCTGTAGTACTTGAGCGTTATTACCGCGAGCAAGCCTCGTAGGAATAGTCCCATTGTGAATAAGCAAATCACCTTCTTGTGTGAGTTGATCTGTACCAGCGGCCAGCGTATCCCAATCATCGCTTTGAATAGGTGTGACACCCGTCACATCACCTTTCGCAATAAAGCTTGATCCTTGATAAGACACAGCATCATCACGCACATAAGATGCGGCATTATCATAGGGGCCGCGCCAGTTTATTCGAATATTGCCAAGATCAATTGTTGCCATTGTTTTTTCTCCGTTCTTTAAATGTTAATCAGCAGATGACCGTTCTCACTGATGCTGAAATCCAGTCCCGGTAACGTCACCATCCAAATGGGGAATTCACGCGCATTGAATGTGCCTTCGCCTGTTTCTGCGATCAGTTTTGCGCCGTCTTTGCGAAGCCCATAGAACACTGCTTGTGACTCAATGGGCGCGTAACCATCTTCTGTCTGATTGACCGCCAGCAGTTTTCCGGCATGACCGTTAAGATCAGCTGGCAGATTGAGTGATTGTGCGATACCTTGCGCTGTTTGCGCGTGGGTTTCAGCTTCATCGGCTTTTTGCTCTGCGCTTTGCACCGCATCAGCCAATTGCGTGGCCGTTGCACCAAGATCGCTTAATCCAGCTTGAATCTCGTCTTCAATATCCTTGATGGCCTTGGCAGGTGTTTTGACATTGCCACCGTCGGTAGGAACGGTTGTCTGGTCATCGCCATGGATGATGTCGTGCAGGATTTGGCTATCCGTTTGGACGCGTGCCACTGCATCCTGCAGATCTGTCTGCAAGGTCATAAGAGTTTCCTTTCGTTATGTGTTGTTAATAAAGTCGGGCTGGTAGTGTCTGATGCACAAGAATGTGCAAACCGTCACCCGCCGTAATAATGCCTTGAGCATCTTCGCTTAAGAGCAAGTTCAATAAACCTTCATCTAAAACAGGCCGTTCGCGGATTTCCAGCTCTGATGTCACTTCCCAAAGCGTTCCGCCCGCCAGAAGACGTGATGAAAATTGTCGCGTGAACCGTGCTTCTTGTTCCAACAATCCAAGACCACCCAGCAAGGTAATCGCAAACCAATTCGCACCTTCTTTGGCATGCCAGCGATACCAGCCTTCAAAAATAGCGTATTGATCACGGCGCATAATCCAGCGCACAGATACTTTTGTTGGCACATCCGTAAAACGGCGACGCTGCCGCGCAAGTCCTGCTTCCATCTCGGTACGCAAAATGGAATCTCCAGGTTGCACAGCATAGCCTTGCACCGTTGGTAACGGCAATGTTTGTGGCCATGTAATATCGCTCATTTACCTATAACTCCCAGCGGCAGGATTAAGTCCGTAACGACGTTCCAGCGTTGGCGCTAAACCTTCGCCGCGTCCGATATTGCGCGATAGATTGCCTTCCACTTCTTCGATGATGATTTTTAAGTCCATATTGCCTGCACTGTCACGACTGACATCGGCTCTGGCCTGAGCATTGCCGACGTTGTTTTCAACACGTACCGATACATTCACATTTGGCTTGGATTGCAACGCACCGCCCAGCAGTTTCATCTGTCCAGGCGTAAAGACAGCTTCACCTTGTTTGGCGATAATCGGCACTTCATTCCCGACAATGCCCCCTGTATGAAACCGCGGTGCATTTGCAAAAACGGCTGGATTGACCGAGCGCATGCGTAAAGTGTCACTGCCGATCACACCGCCAGTATGCGCCGTGGCTGTGGAGGCTGTGCCAGCACCCGCAGGCGCACCAAAAATTGACCCTGCAATATCACCCAGGAAACCACCCAGAGCACCCGCCAGTGGTTTTGTGATGCTGGATTGGATTTGCATCCGCACCATATCGGCGATGATGGAATCCGCCATGGATTTAAAATCCAACTTGCCTGTTGTGGCAAAACTAACCAGTGCATCTTCCATGCTTTTGAACATGGAGGCGATACCGCGCTCGGCTTTGCTCGCCATATCATCAGCTTCATCAATAACGCTTCGCAAGCCGCGTTTAATGCCATCTTCCCAGCGTTTTGAGTTTTGCAAATCCTCATCACGGGCTTTGGCGATCATATCGTTGTAAACCGCATCAACCTGCGCGGCAAAATCGGCATAGCCTGCCTTGGTACTATCAAGCCCTAATAACGCCTCGTTGCGCCAATCACTAGCGCGTTTAATCGCCGCTGATAAAGACGTATCCAGCGCATCATATTTCTGGCGTACATCTTCAACCAGCCGTTCACGTTCTTGCGCTAACTTATTATTTTCACGGATAGTGTCTTGGTAATTTTTATCCGCTTCCTGCAATTGATAAATATCACCCACTAGCGATTTAATCTGCCGGGAATACTCTTTTTGTTCATCACTTTGAGCGCCGATTACATCCAACCCTAAGCGACGTAATGCCTGATCCTGCTCATTGGCGACCATGGCACGGCGTACAGCCGCTTCACCTTGCGTGCGTGCCGTATTCAAACGTTGCAGCGCTTGTTCTTCCGCATGCAATTCCGTGATGCGATCTGTGATGCGTTTTTTATCAGCATCCGATAGCTCAGGGATTGTTTCTGTGGTTTCTGTTTTAGGTACAATGCCATTTGAAACAGCCTGTGGCTGGGCTTTTGGATTACGCAATTCATCCAGCGCGGCGGCGGCTTTTTTAGCGGCACGTTCTGCCGCCAGTAACGCAAAAACCTGCTGTTGTACTTCCTCGGCTTGCTCACCAAAGTCAGGATATTTGTTTGCCAGTTTGAATAATGCCTCGGAATATTCCGTCGCTGATAGCTTACCCTGATTGAAGGCTTGGCGAATTTGATAAAGCTCATGCTGAAGCGGTTTTCCAAAACGGCTGAACTGATCCCAAAATCCACCAATGCCACCGAATTTTAATTCTTTCTGCAGATCGATGATGTTTTCTTTGGCTGTTTCAAGCTGCTTGGTGAAACGGTAAACGCTCTCACTTTCGCTTAATGCCTCGCTTAAATCCGATGCAGCTTCGGCAGTTTTACCAAGCTCTTCTTTGATCTCCTTTAATTCTTCCGCATGGTCACGGGCGGCTTTTGCCGCGGCATCATGACCGGATGCAAGTTTCAAAATGGCAATGCCTGCCAATACGGCCAGCCCGACGGGGCCACCCACCAGCATCAAAGCAGAGCGGAATCCAACCATCGCCAATGTTGCCAGTTTGGTTGCTGCTTCCACCGCCACAAGACGGATGGCAAAAGCGGTAGAAAGGCTGTTTGCCATGTGCAAGCCAACAATCAATCCTGCATTACTTGCAATGGATGCATTTAAAAGAGTTACCGCACCCGCGACTGTGCGGGCAATCACCAGTCCACCAATAGCTGTGACAGCCATATCGGCATTCTCTATTAGAAACGCAAGGCCTTCCGCTGCTGTTGCAATGGTAGAGCCGAGAGTTTGCCCCAATTCTCGCGCGGCATCCACCACGGCTGGATCGGAGAGTGTTTCAGTGAGGGTACGGTAACCTTGTGTGACACCATCCAAAAAGCCGGATGCGGCGATAGTGCGTTCAATCTCTAAAATAGAATTATTAAAGCGGTTCATTTCCGCTCGTGCCGTCAATGATGCGGCTGGCACACCTTCGGAGAATGTCTTGCGAATTTCAGCGGCAAATTTTGGCAGGAAATCTTCGGCAATAACCTGACCTTGTTCCAGCATTTTATCCAGCTCTGCCGTGGTAATGCCCATACCGCGTGCAGCAAGCTGGAATGCACCATAAAGCCGCTCACCCAATTGCCCGCGCAATTCTTCGGCCTGCACCTTACCCTTGGACATGATTTGCCCGATAGCTCTGAGCGCACCATTTGTTTGATCAACAGAGAGCTGAAGCACGGTGGAGGCTTCTGCGATGGCGGTGAAGATCTGGCGCGTACCATCGCCCGCAAGCTCAGTCCCTTTGGCGGCGGCGGCAATCTGCATATAAGATTGCGCGGTTTCCAGCAGATTTAAGCCCAATCGTTCGGCTTGCTCTTCAAGGAATTTCATTTCCTCCCGCGCACCAGCGCTTGATCCTGTGATGGTTTCTAGCGCCGTGCCTAATCCCTGAAACGCCATACCGATTTCATTAACGGAACGCACAGAAGATATAATGCCCGTAATCCCAGCGTAAGCAGCCACAAGTCCAGCGGCCTGACGTAACACGTTGTTCAAGGCACGCGCTGTGGTATCAACGGCTTTTAATCCAGCGCTTGCAGGCTTGGTAGAACGCTCAATGCGTTCAAATGCCCGCTGTCCCTTATTACCTATGCGAGAAAAGGTATCTTCAACCTTTTTCCCATCCACAACGGCAAGGCGGATCGACATATTTTTTTGAGAACGACGCATTGTAAGTTTGTTTATTCCTTATGAGCCATCAAGGCTTTGGTGATACCGGTTGATAGTGCGGGCAACAGCTCTCCCATCACGGCCATGTCATAGCCCAGCGCAGAGGCAAGGCTTATGCCTTCAGATAAGGGAAAGCTGTTTCTGATTTGGGGGGATACGCGACAAGCGATATCCCATGCTTGAAAACCTTCTAGGCTTTCCGGCGCGTTGACTTCGAACGGGCAGTCTTGACACGTTTGGGAGCAGTTTTGGCAGTATCCTGCGCCGTCTCCGAAGTGCCATTCGGCGCGGCGCTCAAGTCTTTTTTTTCAGCTTCGATCAACTCCCGCACGCCTGTATATTGCTGAGAAAAACTGGCAGCGATTGACCAAAACCCTGTCATCAGCTCATCAATCTTTTCAGGCGTGACAGGTGCTTTTTCATCACCGTCAGATTCCAAAATACCTTCCCAATCAACAATGGCAGCACGGGCAAGACCGCGTGCAAGATATTCCTCGGCCAAAGCTTCACGGATTTCTGGGTTTTCAACATCGGGCAGATCATCCACCGATGCGCCAATCTCTTTACGCTTGCGGTATTCTTCGCCAAGCTCCGTCAAACGCTTGTTCATAAAAGCACGCGCGGCATAGAAAATCGGGCTGGTGCATGGGCGCACTTTAACCTTCACGCCCAGACCAAGTTCAAGCCAATAGGCTTCTGTTTGGATATTGAGTTTTAACATTAATAATTCTCCACATCGTTGATAAGAGTGATTGTGACCATGTTGCCCAGCACGGCATCTTTTGCGCCTTGATAGTCGTAAGAGGCTTCAATGCCATTCGGCCCCGAGATTGAGCGTTTCGGTTTCGGCAAATAAACCTCGTGGCATTCAATCACCAGCTGACGATTTGCATCTATGATGTAAGACAATTCCAGATCAATCGGTGTGCCGGCACGCGCCGCATCCATCAATGTGGTGTCGGCATAACGCACGGTGATATTCCCGCTTAAAGACGCAACGCCCGGGTCAACGCCATCGATCTTGCCGTCATCGCGGATTGTTTCGATACGCTCCAGATTGTTGCTATATGTAAGCGCCGCTGAGGTTACGTTACCCAGCACTAGACCACCTTGTTTGACCGAGCCTTGGAATTGAGAAAAACGGGTATAATCCGCTTGGCTCGGGCTATTATCCGTGGTGACCGTTTGCGGCGTTTCACCCTGACCAATCAATCCAACGGTGATTTGCGCTTCACCAGATCGGGCAAAGTTAAACGCCATGCTGTTGGCACGCACACCCGTAAATAAAGGGAAGTCAGGAATTTCAGGCAATCCAATTTCCACCGCAATACTGGGCAGTGTAACTGCACCAGATTTAAACTCGTGGGCATATGGATCATCACCTGTGGTATTTGGCGCACCAAACATAGCCTTCAGCCATAATCCGATATTGCGAAGATCAATCGGCACAACAACATCGCCATCCACATTGATAACATCCTGAAATGGCGCAGTCGGATCACGACCTAGCCCTAGAACATTGGATTCAATCAAACCTTGTGCGGAGTCCAAATCGCTTGAGACAAAGGGGATGACATGAAAAGCCCCCGAATTCGGGGGCGTACCATAAGCGGTTTCAAAACCAAGTAACATTCGGGCATTCCACCCGTAAGCGCGTGACATATTCTGTTTCTCCTTTATTGAAGTGGGTTAAGGGTTGTGTATTCAAGCGTGATCGGCACGACTGCCGCCTTAATAGCGGGCGCACCTTCCACGGTTTCGGTTAAAAATTCAGGTGAACCGATGGACATGAAATCCACCGCGCCTGAGAGTGTAGTGTTGATGCTGAGAACATCCCCCAGCGCCACCAGCAATGCATCCAGTGCCGCGTCACGTTCATCGGGTTTTGGCTTTTGAACCAGCACCTCCAGTTCTGCGACATGAGCATAGTGATATCTGGTCGGGGAAAGCGTTATTTCAGGCTCGCCCGCATCGCCGTCACGTAAAATAAGCAATCCTGATGCAGGAATTTTGGTGGGCAATGGCTCATTCCGTAAAACCGCAACGCCGCTCATCCCATTTTGCAGGCATAAAAAAAGGCCCGCTAAGGCCTGTTCTCGTTTTGATGTCATATTTGTT